ACTTGCTCTCCAGCCGGTATTAGGTTCGTCTAATACCCCATTAGACGAGCGAAGCAAAAAGAGTTATAGCTTCATAATACAATAGAACAGAAAAAGGTTAGTTAAAAGATTTTTATGTATTTTTGTAGTTTTTATAATGTACAATGATTAGCTACATCGTTACAACAGGCATAGATAGAAGTAAATAGCTAATAAATTTGGTGAAAATGTGTACGTTTATATTCTTTAGAAAGGCTCTATAGCAGGTACGACAGTGGCTGCCGAATAAAGCTCGCGCAGAAGCGAGCCGTGTTCGGAGTCTAACAATGTCGTTTCAAACCGCTTTATAGCCTCTTCGGACGTCTCTAACGGGCACGCAAGGAATGGTATATCTTTAATAACCTCCGAGCGGACTTCACGACCATTCCAGGCTTTGAAAAAGTCACGGTAAGCCTCGACGGCCCATTCGTTAGTATACGCAGTGGGATCGACGTCCTCATTAATCTGTGTGCGCAGAAATGATTTGATCTCACTGGGAAGTTGGCCATGGTCAATACGCCATAAAACACAACTGGCATTTCGTGGTAGCTCAGTCAGTGGGTGACCAAAATTAGTCACAGTCTCGTATCTGCCATATAGGCCTTGTCTTGTAAGAGCATCGACTAAGCGATCCCTTAGGTCCTGAAAGTATTCATCACCCCAGAGGGCGGCTTCACAGAGAGCCGCAACACAGTTATCAAATGTGGCCCGGCCAAGCGGGTTTCCGGTAGCGACAAAATTGGGCATATTTTCAATGCTTTCCTTAGCCAGTGCCATTCGGATGATACCAGTTGATTTGAAAAGAACAAAGTGGCGCTTGAGGAATGTTACCTCACCAAGATGACGTGAGATTGGGATGTCATCACTGCTCTCCACCTTGGTTTCAAGGGTATACTCGTAACCGAGATCAGGCATAGTCTCAATGAGGGTCTTCTGATTGAACCATGAGAGGATCGAGCTAGACACGCTCATAACGACGTCATCGCCGAAATAAACAGGGCGAATCAATCGGTCGTAGTGATAATTTGTCGCAACTTTTGGGTCATGAACA